CATCATATCACGCTGGGATGCTGGCAGGCAATGATTCACGAATTCCGCAACCCAATCCCGGTGAAGACCCCCCTGGGGTACGGCTATCTACTTTATGTCCGTGACGGCGGTATGTACTGCAATGACATCTTTGCCGTGGTTCTGGAGAAGGACGGGATGATCAGGCATATGCTTTCAAACCAGTTCGCCATAATCCAAAACGACACTTTCGACATCAGCAATGAGGCTTAAAGGACAGAGCATCCTTGGTTACGGCAAGACCCGTGATGTCGTGCTTGAGGCAAAGCGCAGGAACTTGAGCATCCCTGAGGCAGCCAAGGAGTTCAACACGACTATGCCAGCCATAAGAACCTGCGCTTGGCGTATGGGCATCGAACTGCGTCATTACTCCGGCAAGGTCAAGTACGGCAGGGTCAAGGACGCAGTCTTCGCAGCCCTGGAGCAGAACCTATCTTCCAAGGAAGCGGCCAAGAAATATGGCTTGAAGCCGTACTCAATTTCTAGGATGGCTTGGGAGATGAAGATCAAACTCAAACGCAATGGAACCTAACAAGATCACAATCGACCTCACCCACTTTGAGTGGCTCAACCACGAAGTCCTCAGACTCAGCGACCTCGCCAGGTCATATTGGGATCGTGGCGAAAGGCTTCAGCGTGAGAACAAGGAACTAAAGTCCCGCATCGCCGAACTTGAAGCATCCATCATTTCAGGAGGCGCCATCACTCCTGACGCAGCGCCTGTCGAGTGAACAACGACATCTCAAAGTGTGACGGCATCCTAGACAAGGAACTATGCCCGAACAAGGAACGATGCCTGCGTTTCACAATCAAGGCCGATGACCTGCTCCAGTCTTGGATCAGGGGCAAGGTGAACGAAAAGGGCAAGTGCCAACATTTCCTAGACAACTACGCCGATGAAAAAAGACATAAAGACCATAGATAGAATCTTCTCGTACATCAATCGCCGGACAAGCGTGGACGAGATTCCCAAGGGCTGGCTTTCAAGCAAGCAGTTGGCCGACAAGTTCGGCATAAGCGAGCGCCAATTGGTTCGGCTGATTGCCAGACTCAAAAACCTCGACAAGGTAGAGTCCAAGATGTTCAGATGCATTGTCGGCAACGGGCGCATCCGGCACAAGGTTCACTACCTTCTGGACAAGTCCTTCTGCAAAGAGGTAGGGCTGACCCTCTGATGGGTCGGGCATCAGGGGGTCATATCCTCGGAGCCACCCTATGAGACGCCACGCACAACGACTTTCCGACCTGGCTCCGAAGATGTGATGATCATCGGAGAAACCGCATTCAGGTCAAACTGAAATTGGTTCACACCGAATTCACTTCTTCAGGACACGGATGGCTAGGCCGATGGCTATGATCAGTCCTGCGGTGACGACTCCGTATGAAACCTCGCAGGCCGTGGCTAGTGTGTGGGAAGCCTGGTTGAGTTGACGCTCCAGGGCTGGGTCATCTGAAGCGAATGAGTTCGCACCTATGAGTACGACCATCGTCTTGGAGTTCTGAAGGGTTGCCAGCGTGGTCTCGATCACAATGGCCGTGTAGACGGCGCACCCGCAGGCGATGCCAAGGATCAGGCCGACAGCCCAGACCAGATTACTTTCGCTTCCGCTTCTTTCCATCGGGGTTCACCTCGGAATCAATCTTGCTCTTCGCCCGCTTCAACACGGCGTCCAGTATTTCTGGAGCCATAGCCCCGGCCAAGCCAATGGAGCAGAACTTCGGCCCCCAGGACTGAATGTGATCCTGCACCCAGAAGCCGAAGAATACACTCACAAGACCTGCCACGATTGTGCGCCTTATGATCCAGCCCTTGGACAAGGGGGTGGTGTCAATCAGGATGCGGGCTGCCATCCCGGCCATCCCAAGGGCAGAGGCGATGACTGAGTCCTTTACGACCACGGAGTAGTCGTCAGGGTTATTGCTGCTAGGAGGCGTCATTCTTGTCCTTGATGTAGTCGTACAGCCTCCATAGACCCAGTCCCGCCGCAATCACAAGCGTGGCTGCAACAGTCCACATAAAGTGTTCTGAGCCATATACATACGGCATAGCACCGCAGAATGCCCCACATACTAGGATGATGCCACCCGTACGGAAGCCCATAAAGGCGCTTACGACTGCCCCAAGACCGACCATCCCCACCCCCGCCAGAGTCCACAGGTTCTTGCTGCCCTCGGCCTCTGCCTTGCGGATCTTCTCATCCGACTCCTTGCGGACTCTGCCTAGTTCGGCATTCAGTTCATTGATCTTGGTCAGCGCAGCCGTCAGGTCTTCGGCATTCTTCTTGGCCTTGTCCTGAGCCTCCTTCCATTCCTTGTCTATCCCGGCCAGAAACTCCTTGGCGAACTTGGACTGCTCAAGGTAGTCCTTCGGGTCGGCCTTGGCTGCCCTAGCCCTGGCGAAGGCAAGATCACCTTCTGATGCCCTGGGGAGATAAGCCAGGGCCAGGTTGCCCTCGGACTCGACCACGGGAGGTTTATCCTTGTTTTCGATCATAACCGTGACGGCTGCCGCCACACGGCTGTCCGACTTGTCGATCTTATCCCCCAGTTTAGACATATCGCTGGGGTTGGCAGACTGGGTCACCACGACCTTCTTAGGCTCCTCCTCGGGGGAGAACCACCCCTTGATGGTAGAGCAGCCGCAGAGGGCCAATAGCGCCAGCGAAATAAGGAATCTCATCGAGGCTTCACGGGAAGGTACTTATCGACATCCCTGATTCTGGACAAACGCTTCTCCTTCTGGACTGTGTTGCTCGGCCTCTGTGGCGTGGGCGGGGTGAGATACCCCTCGGCCAGACGGGTGCGCACCTCGATTACATCCTCAGGGGTCTCGATCTTCTTAGGCGAGAAGGCGCTGACTCCGAGGGTGGCCTGGAACCTGCGCTCCAGATTCTCAATGGCTTTGAGCGCATCTACGGCGTCCTGAGTCTCCTTGATGAGCGACCCATTGGCTGCGTACACCTTGTAGGTGATGATGTCCCGTCCTGCAGCCTTGTCCGCATTCTTGTACTCCCTGAACAGGCGGGCGCCAGATCCGTCAGCAATCCACATACGGCTGTTGACGAGATTGATTCCCTGCTGCGCAGCCATCGGGCCTCCGAAGGCCTCAGCCGCAATCCGCTGCCCACGGCCAGACTGTTCGGAGAACAGGTAATTGAAGGTGGACTGCTGGAATGCCTTGGTCTGAGCCTCAAAGCCATTCCAGTTACGGAGGTAGACCACATTGGTTCTTGTCGATACAAACGGGATATTGACTGTATCGGCTACGGACACATTGCGCTCAATGGCAATCGGAAGCCTGTCAAAATCGACAAGCAGAAGACCAGGCGCAATTAGCGGGTCATTGGAGTTCAAGGCATCGGCGACCAGTTTGCGGGTGATTTCACCCTTCACCTGCTCCTTGGCCTTGAGAATCTCAATCCCACGCTCAAACGCAAGCCGTGCAGCCTCGGCCTTGGCCTGAGCCTGATCGGCAAGCCTTTGGGCCTCGGCGGCTGCCCTGGCGTCAGCAGCAGCCTGCTCCTTGGCCTTCCTTCTGTACTGGGCGGCCAGTTTCTCCTCTGACGCGACCTCCTGCGCCCAGCGAGCGTTCTGCTCGGCAATGAACTTCTTGCGCTCCTTCTCGGCGCGAGCAGCCTCAAGTTTCTCGGCCCTGCTCTTCTGGCGCTGCTGATAACTGGCCCGCTTCTCCCACTCCTGAAGCAGCAGTTCCTCCTGCTCCTTCCGGCTCTTGTTGAACGCGGCGGTATCCTCGGCAAGAGTCTCTGTGTACTTGCGGTTCCAGTCCAGCATAGCGTTGTAACGGATCCTGCGCTGCTGATCAAAGGACAGGACGATGTCAGGCACAGTCTTGACAGTACCATCATTCGACACCCTAACGCGCTTGGTCTCCTGAATCTCGGCGTCCGTCATCTCGGGAGCCTCGGGCAACGCACGGGTAGGCGTCAGGCCAGTAGCGGGATCAACTGCGGTAGACGGATCAGTAGGCAGGGACGGCTTGGCCTGACCAGTAGCCTCGGGGGATTCTGCAGCCTTTGTCTTCTCGGCGAACAGTTCAGGATGCTGCTTCTGCAGAAGTTTATAAGTAAACTCGACCTTGTCCTTTGTGTAACTGAGTCGCTTATACTGAACCTCAAACTCCTCCCCTTCAAGGGATGCGACATCATCCAACTTCTTATCAAGAACCTGAAGGACGGCCTCAATGTACTCCTTGTTTGATGCAAACTGACCAGGAGTGAAATTCTCTCTTGTCAGGTCGAACAGTTCCGAAATCGCCCTGTTGTTTGGGTTGCTGAATGTAGGATCGTGAGCCCTCTCAAGTGCGAACAACTTAGATATGGCTCTTTCAGCATCTACAGGAACATCGATGTTGCTTGGTACTCGATACGCCTGTGCTTGCTTCTCTGAAACCTCATAGACCTCACGCCAAAGTTCCCCAAACTGGCTGTCGATGTTCCTATACCTGTCCTTCCAAATCCCGGTAGAAGACCCGTCACGCTCTTCCTTGGCCTTCCTTTGAAGAGCAGATATGATGTCATTAAGGCTTCCATTGCCCTTGATGAACGACTCAAGGTTCTGATCCATTATGAACGCCTTCATATTCGGAGGGATCTTCCTTCCATCCTTGGCGTAATAGGCTTCAATCATCGGAAGGATGTCTGCGGCATTTTCGACAGGATCGAACAGCATTTCTGACACCTTGCCCTTGGGAGCCTCCGTGGAGAACAGAGGGTCGCCCTTGTAATCAGGGCCGACAAGAGCCTCGTTAGTCCAAGCCAAGTCTTCCCTGTTTCCGAGTTTGGCTCGCATTTCATTGATGACATCGCGCTCCTTGCTGAAGGATGTCTTGATGATTCGCCCATCACCAAGGGTATAGGCCAGGATCTTTTCACGCTTACCCGCCGGAGACTCTTCATATCCGATGAACATCTTGGCGTCAGCGATTGTAGGATGAGTCCTGACTTCGTTGACGAAGATCTGCGATCCGCTCGGCATAAACCTGCCACCTAGGTCGATGAATGTGTCCGTGAGAACCATAGTAGGCCGCCCATTGACAAGGCCGACATTGACCTTGCCCCAGTCCTTGATGGACATAACGAACTGACCAGATGTCGCTCCACGCTGGTCTATGAACATAGACTCACCCGTGGCCGTAAGCGGGCCGAACTGGTCGAGTCGGTAGTTTGTTATCGGGAAGTTTGTCCCCCTGATGACCACTCCTGTGGCCGTGTTCGTCTTCCGATTGTCCTCAACCCAGCCAAGCCTCTTCTTGCCTGACTCAAGGCCGAAGATCATACGGAGAGCGTCACGCTGTGCTGCTCCCCGTGCCGGGTTGATGGGGTCGAGGACTTCAGCGGAAACAGGGATCCTTGTCTTAGGAGACCCATCAGGGTTCATTGGGATTGGAGCGTGAGGGTCTATCGGGCCGCTCTTGTAGTAATGGTTCATCCAGACAGTAGCCTGGTTCCAGAACTCAGCCTCAGAACCGAACAGCATCTTGAGGTTTGCAGCCGTGTAAGGATTGCCGCTGGGATCCTTAAGGTACTCACGCTTGCCAGTAGCCTCATCGATTATGAACAAGCCCTGCTGGAAGGCGTGGTTGAATGAGTTCTTCAGGGCAGGCACATCGACGCCGAGCATCTTGACCACCTTCTGTTTGAGCGGAACCTTCTTCCCGTCAGCGCCCGTGACCTTGATCACCTTCCCGTCCGCTCCATAAACAGGGGAATCGCCGATTGTGAATGACAACGGGATGACGCTGCGCATCTCGGTCTTACCAGCGATGTCCTTGCCTACGCGAAGCCTATGGTCAGTCAGGGCGTCAGTATTGACCGAGAACACATTGCTGTACTCAGCCCGCAGCACGGCCTTTGACTCTCCAGATGACAGGGTCTGCATAACAGTCAGGATGTTACGCTTGAACGACTCTGGGATGTTCGGATCCTTGGCGATTGCCGCCATCTCGGCTGGCGAAGGAATGCCAGTATACACGCGGTTACCATCGGCATCCGTGTAAACCTCCATCCTGCGCATAGTTTCTGGGAGATTGGAAAGTGAGTCCTCAATCGACTTAACGAAGCCCGTTGATTTCCTAGCCACTTCCTCAGGGGGTAGGATGTCAGTCCCGGCATCATTGAGAACCCAGTCCATTCCGTTGCGCCTGACGAAGTCCACCCTTGTCTCAACTGGCACCATCGGGTCATACAGATTGATAGGTCTGATGAGCGGCGATCCCCTGCCACCAGTCATACTTACAACCCTGTCGTAGAAGTCGTTAAGCAGTTCAGAGCGGACAATCTCATTCTTCTCATTAAGGAAGTAACCCCTGAGCGTTCCGTCTCCAGACTCTACGAACCTCATACCTGAGGCCGTGAGTTGGTCGTGCATAGAATTGGCGTATTTACGCGATATTGTCCCATAGACAGGGTCGAACATCGCCGTGACGAATGTCTTCAGTTCATCGCTGATAGTACGCTCTCCGAACAGAATCTTCGAGATATCCCTAGTGCCTGTCATAGCGCCATAACTCGTTGACTCAGCGCCAGGTCTTGTAGCAAGGCCTGGACGAGTCCCGATACGGCGGCGCATATCAATCGCCGAAAGAATCCAGGTCATAACTTCCCTGGTAGGCTCAATGATCCCGCTGATGTCCTTATAGCCTGAATCGATGTATCGGCGAAGACCAGCCTGAGCATCAGCCATATACTTCGCACGATGTTCAGGAGACATATCAGCAGTATAGGCTTTCAGGATTTCAGAGAATGCATCATTACTGATTGCCCTGAATACCCTTCCTCCTTCTGCTCGTCTCTTATTAACTGCATTTCCAGCAGCGTCTACAGCCCGTGTTTCACCAGTCTCTGGGCTGTACCCATCAATGAGCATACTGACCATTTCTGGCATCAGGCTTTCAATGGCCGAGTCCGAGAGCAAAGAGTGCCATCCTTCTGAAATGACGCCGATGTTGTCAGCCTTGTCGATGTTCACATAGACCGACTTGCCCTGCGGGCCGTCAACGACATAGAAGGCGTCAGAAACGGATGTGACAGTCGAGCCGTTTGGCATAGCCCTCCTCTCATAAGGACGCATAGGCCGGTCAACGGCCGCCTCGCCCTTGGCCTTGGCAAGATCCCCATCAAGAGCCTGCTGCTGCTGGCGCATAACCTCAATGCTAGTCTCGACCTCAGACCTGGCCTGCTGCAGCCTTTCCAATTTGATTCGATTCTGATCAACCTTCTTCAGGTCAGTCCATTGTGTGCGCTCGGCCTCGACAATTACCTCCAAGTCCTTGATCTGGTTGTCGATGGCGACAAGGTTCCGCTGCGCAGCGTCCATATTGGCCTTGTTCGTTGCGATGTCTCCGTGAAGAGCAGTAACGCGATGAGAAGCCTGTCTCGCCTTGTCCAAGGCGTCCTTCCGGATAAGCGCGTACTCCTTGGCCTTTGCAGGGTCATTGGGATACAGAGCCTGAGCCTCCGACATAATCATCGTGGCCTCTGCCTCAGGAGAACTTGTCAGGATTGTCGCCGCCTCAAATTCAGTACCATTGACGAAACGCGCCCTTCCCCGGGTTGAGATGTACAGGTCTCTTACGATAGACACCCTGCGAAGGTAAGCCTGAGGGTCATCTCCAGCCTTGCCAAGGAACGAGATGATGTTTCCGCGCTGCTCGGGATCTTTGATTTCGCTCAGGATGCTGACCATATCGCCAAGCACGGCTCTGTTGTATGTTGGCGCCGCTCCTGCAGGAGTGACCTGGTAAAGCCTGTTAAGGCCGCGCAGGCCCGCTGAGAAGCCGATTGAAAGTCCAGCACCAGACCCCATCGCGTCCTCGTCATTGAGTCCGGCGATCACGCTGCCTGTCAGGCCAGCGATGAACCCGTCCTCCCATACCACTTTGGAGGCGTTCCTGAATGCGTCTTCAATGCCACCCTTGTGAAGCCTCCGAAGAACGGCCGCGTCATCAGCCAACTGATTTATCTTCTCAACCTTCGCCGCATCCTCAGGGCTAAGTGGAACTCCTGGGACTCGATTGATGGTCTTGTTCAGATTCCTGGCCTCAGTCTCAAAATCGATGGCTGTACGCAGGAATGCAGAATCACCATATCGCTTGCCCTCAGAAACATTGGCTGCAAGGCGCCCCTGGATTCTGGACACCTGGCTTACGCTTGTTCCGAAAGAACGAAGGTACTCTGGACGGAGAAGTTGCGACAAGCCGATGTATCCACCGCCCGCGAGCGCCGCTCCGAGAATATCACCTTGGGCGAGATACGCTCCTGCCATAGACACGGACACGCTGCCTGACCCAATCGGGCTTCTGACCAAGAACCTTGCTCCACGGGAAAGAGCCTTCCTGATTCCTCCACCTTTTGCCGTGGCATAATTCTCGTCAAGGAAGTCGGCAACGGCATTGACGGCATATGCTACGCCACTTTCTGCCTTGGAGACACCCTTCATTACGGCTCCACCGACAGGCCTTGCTCGCAGTTTGTCGATTCCGGCCGTATCGTCAGGAATGTCATCAAGGCGCTTTTCAATTTCCTTTACCTTTTCGGCAAGGGATTTGTTCTTTGAAATAGTCCTTCCGATTTCCTTGCGGATCAACTGGGCTGCTGGAAGTTGGCCGATTGCGCTCCTTCTGTCGCTAATCGCTATGCCAATGACATCGTCATCTGTGAACTGCGCACCAGGGATGAGTTTCTCGATTTCAGTCCTGATCCTTGCAACAGCAGTATCAAACTCGGCAGACACGATGTTGGCAGAAGCCCTGAGTTTTGAGGCCTCTGCGGTAATAGTCCTGATGTCCGATGAAATGGATTCAAGGGCAGCCGTTGTCTTTGCGGCCTTGGCTCCGACACCTACAAGTTTCAGGGCGCCGACAAATGTGAGAACAGGGTCAACCAAGGCTCCGGCCTCAATGAGACGCTTTTCCTGCATAATTCCCTTGGCAGCAGTTTCACCCTCCCTGTAGACAGAACCTAGACCCTTTGCTCCAACAGCCTCAGCCACTTCGGCGCTCTTTCGATAAAAGAACCCAGTAACTGATTCTCCGTTGCCCATCAAGTCATTGTAGTTCTCAGACCAAATGTCGATGGTCTTGTCCAGTTCAGAGGCCTCGATATCCTTGTATGTCTGGCTGCTCTTCCACCAGGCTTCCCAGGCAGACCTTACTCCGAAGGCATCTCCACCCATCGGGCCTACGGATCCGCTCTTTGTATTTACCTCGTATCGGAAGAGCGCAGAATTTGGGTCTACAGACGAATTGAACAACTTGACCAGAGAAGGAACGGCGTTAAGCACACCTTCACCGAAATTGGCGAGGCGCTCCCAAGACATCTGAGGCCTGTAAGCGCCATTGCGGCGCAATTCGGAAAGGCGCTGGAATGTCTCCACATCGGCTGGGTCAGCCAATTCGCCGAACCTGCGCTCAATTACAGCCGCTGACTGGAATTCATTCTTGGCGTTGACGAACTCAGGGCCGTACTTTTTCGCCAGTTCGTGCGCCCTGATGAGTACATCCTGCGCCTCATTGCGCTCAGCCTCAGGACGCTGAATCCAGGCGTCAGAAAGCACATAAGTTCCGTTCTCCATCAAGAACTGTCCGGCAGTACCAACGGCGACAAGGGATCCAATCGAGCCTTCTGCAAATCCTCCAAGTGCATAACCACCCTCGACTGCAAGATGACCGACTCCCTCAATCAGGCTGCCAAGGAATGAAACGCCGTGCTTGTCCTTCCACCTTGCCATCGCCTTGAACGCATCACGGCGGGCCTCTCCAGTCTTCGTGAAGAGATGCGTCTTGGGGTCGTTGAAAACCATCTCACCCCAAGTGGACTCAGGGTCGAGCATATCCACCATAGGCTTGAGTTGGCCGTAGGTGTAGGACTTGGTAGACTTGCGTACATTTACCTCTCCTTCTTCGGCGACAAGTTTGTTGATGACATACGGGTCAACTCCAGACTTGGTCGCGATGGATATGATGTCCTCAAAGTTCAGTTCAGCAGGGTAGAATGAACGGCCTGACTCCTGTCCTTCCTTCACCATCTGAGCGATGGCAGGACGGATCTTATTAAAGACATACTTGGCATCGTGACGAGCCTGAGGCTGCATCACATTCACGACATACCAAGCGGCGTCCTGAGCCGTTCCATTTGTCCCAGCCAGCGCACCAGAATTCTTCAGGTTTCTGAACAACTCACTAATCTGAGGTTCATCAGCGCCGCGCTCAATTGAACTCCTGCCAGCGTTGAACGGATTGTCAGGGTCAATTCTTGCGAATGCGTCAAAGATTCTCCAATTTAGCGCCCTTTGCTGATCATTGCTCCTTAGCCTGTATTCGTCAGAACCAGGCTTGTACTGCGGGTCAGATGCGCCAATGCCATCAAAGGTGCCATCTGGCGTCACAAAGGAGAAAGGCCTAAGCGGGCCTGCAGGTTCACCTGAGGTGGCCTGAATGATGCTGGTAGGTTCCATTAAGTTGTTTTACTTGGCTTCAGCGGGGCGATAGCCCCCCGTTGGCAGGGCGAGAGACTCCAGGCTTGCTACCCTTGAACGCGCTTGTGTCAACGCCGCCCTTTTCAAGTGTTCGCCAAAGTGTGGCGCGAGCATCATCGACAACCCTGGTAAATTCGGGGTTGTTCCTTGTTGAGGCGCCTCTCACTCTGATTCCAAATTCACTATTGAAGTTCTCGACATCCTTGAGTTCAGAAAGCGCAAAGTCGGCTTCGGCATTATTGCCGAGAGAACGCATCTGGGCTGCGTATTCCTTGGTAGCCTGAGGGTTGAAGCGCATTCCATACGATTCAAGTTTGCGGGCATACATAGAACTGATAAATGTAGCCAAGGCATTCAGGGATGACTTGAGATCTTCATCGCTCAAGTCAGGGGCTGCGGTATTGATGTATGTGATGACGCTCTTGACGAATTCCCGGTCTGCGTCCGAGAAGTTGCCTCCAGACACGATAGCCCTTCGGAATGTCGCAACGCCGAACACGCTGGAAAATTCGCCCTTGTAGAACTCCTCCATATCAGATGTGGTCAGACGGAAACGCTCCTTGTATCCCTCGTCTCCTGCGATTCTGTCCTTCAAGGTTCTGTCGAGATCCATCAGGAAGCCGATACCAGTCGTGTATCCCTCGTAAGCGGAGATGGCGTCATTCTTGGCCTGCCCTTCAAGCGCCGGGATTCCGTAATCAAACGGATCGACCTTGTTGCCCTGCTTGTCCTTGAGATTGTATCCTGCGTGAGTCCAGACACCCATACGAGGATAGTCGCCGACTGCCTGCTTTCTTGCGGCCTTGGCCTTTGCAGCCCTATCTTCTTCCCTGGCCGCTTTCTCAGCCTCAAACTTATTCTTTGAAAGTGTAGCGGCCTCTTCAGCCCTAGTAGCCGCCTTCTCCGCACGGACATCTGCCTTCTCCGCACGGCCTTCTGATGCCATAGTCTGCGCCCTGGAGAACGCATCATCGAGGGCTTTGCGCTTACCTTTGATGACTTCAAGATCCCGAGCCTCGGCATCATTGATTGCCTTCTGTTTGCTTTGCCAGTAATCCTCTATGCCCTCAGTAAGATCAAATCCAATCTTGTTCGCAGGAATACGCTTGGTTGATTTAACTCTAGCATACTTAACTTCAGCATCGCTACGATCCTTCGCGTATTTAGTCCTGATTTTAGCCTCTTCCTGATCAAGTTTCTTGTTCTCTTCAGCAACGCGAGCGGCCTCCGCTTTAATGTCAATGGGCTTTACAGCGGCAGGAGCGGGTGCAGGAGCCGGTGCGGGGACAGGAGCAGCAGGTGCAGCCTTTGGTGCAGGTGCCGTCTTGGGCGCTTGTGCAGGAGAAGGAGTAGGAGTAGGCGCAGGCGCAGCAGCAGCCTTGGGTGTTGGTGCTGGCGTAGCAGCAGGAGCAGCAGGAGCAGCGGCCTTTTCAGCAGGTTCAGTCCCGGCTGTCAGAGCGGGGGAGATTTTAGCAGGCTCTGCTGGAGCCTCAGTAGGCGCGTTGGCATAATTTGCCGCTACCGAAGGCTCAGGGCCAAAAGAAGGAGCAGCAGGAGCAGCGGCAAATGGAGTAGATATGTCAGCGACAGGCTTTGTGATGTCTGCTGCAGGAGGCATCGCAACATTAAAGCCCATACCAGAAATGACTTCTGCATAAAGACCCGCATTGGCGTTTCGTTCAGCAGCCTTTGCGTTTAGATCATTAATCTTGGCCCGAGTCAGGTCGTTCTCCAACTTAGACTTGGCAGCCGCAGCCTGTTCTGCGGCATACTTCTGTTCCCCCTGATAGCGGGCTGCGAAGTTGGTCAAGGCTTCTCCTGTCAACTTGCTGCCATCGCCACCCGTGGTATTGTAAAAGTCGAGGAGTTTGTTGGCCTCATTGATGTCAACCTTGTCCGCATATTGAGCGGAAATGCCAACTGTGCCGTCAGAGTTCTTTACAAGGACTCCACCTGATACAAGATCATTGACCCTCTTTGTACGCTCATCGTTCTTGATGTAAGGCTCAAGTTGCCCCTTTAGCAGGGCTTCCTGCTTCTCCTTTTCCTGACCGACCTGATAACCCTTTACGACCTGTTCTGCAAAGCCAGCGATGCCAGCGCCGATAGACTGTCCAGCCCGTCCGTAAGCCTCAATAAAGCCCGGAGCGATCTGCTGAACCTGTTCTCCTTGGTATTTCTGGAATGGTGATGCCATTAGGCAAGAACTGCTTTGTTGCGGGGCTTGACGACAAGATCCATAGCGGACTTGACGATGGACTTCAGGATTGGCTTGTCAGAGATGAACTTGGCGAAACGCTCTCCTTCTTCCAGATAAAGCGTATCAAGCCACTCAGGGGCTTCAGTATCAAGCCAGTTGCGGAAAACAATCCACTCTGGATTATCCTTGCCGTAAACTTCACGGGCGACCCAGCATTTACCAAGCCATCCACCCAAGGCGGCTCCAGCACCCGTTGCGAGTCCTCCGAAGATAGCCCCGGAACGCTGGGCATTGGCAGCAGCAACAGAGGTTTCCATCTGGATGCGGTTGGCACGGATGTTAGCCATATATTGGGACTCAGGAGTGAGGAAGGACTCTCCGAGATTAGAAACAGCACCCATTCCGTATCCGCTTAGAGCCATAGGACTATAAGCCTGTGAAGCACCAAGAGAAGGAGAAAGGAAGCCCTGCATTCCCAGGGTCTGCACTCCCTGCCCCATCTGGAATGCCTGTTGAGCCACAGCCTGACGCTGCGCCAGACGCTGCTGACCCAACTGGTAGGTATTCAGGATTTCAAGGTCAGACCCCTGCCTTGAGAGATTGACACCACGGCGTTCAGCGGCGGCACGGGCAGCCTGTTGAGCAAGGGCAGTCTCCTGCGCAGACAAGCCAGTTCCTGCCTGTAGATCTGTCATAGCCTGCCGTCCAAATGTCTGGTAAATGCCACGGGTAGTTTCATCCATTCCGGCAATAGCCGCCTGGGTGGCCTGAGGAGCCAGTCCGGCCATAAGCCCTATCTGTCCTTCAGCGACCTGTCGCTGCATCGCCATAGCGGGTTGATAAAGCCGCCCTGTAAGGCCGAGGAACTCAGTAGCCCCAGCCTCTGCAACTGCGGCCTGAGAACGGGCAAGGGCAGGAGCCAGTTCAGTCTGATATTGTGCCATTTCTGGCAAGACTGCTCTCTGCGCACGGATGGCATTTCGTGCCTCTGCGAGGTACTGTTTATAGTCGGCTTCCGGGTTGGGTGCCGGGACTTTGGCTTTCGATCCCATTAGAGTGTTTCTAGGTAGTTTAGGTATTTATTAGAGAGTTCACGAACATCATCAAATTGGATGCCCAGTTTGCGCTGTTTCTGCCACGAAGGGAATCTTGCCTTAAACTGCTTAACAAGAGACCTACGGCTTTCGGCATCAACTGCGACCCAATCCATAATGCAAAGTTGCTTGGACTCCTCCTGATCCCTTGGGACTGGGGTTCCGAAGGAATAGAGGCTTGATACTGAGCCTGTATAAGGCTGCGGAAGCGGATACGCTACACCGCACCCCTTGACTGCATCCTTGTCCTTGACCACGAAAAGGTAGTCGAAGGCGAAAGCCCAGGTCAGGTAAGTGTCGTCATTCTGGACAGCAAGACCGAAGGCTTCCCGGCGACCCTTCTTGCGGTTCGCCTTGATGAACGCCTTCAGTTCCGTGAGCAGCATCAGGCAGTCTTGTACTTGTAGATGCGAAACTTAGATGAAACCGTATTTACGGTAGTAAGACCCCAACCACTATGCGTTACAGAAGTAGGGAAAATAATAACATTAGAACCGCTGTTTACTTTTGTGTCACATTTAACTGTTTCTGCTGTAAATGTTGTTCCAGTTCCAGCAACCCATCTTGTAATTTCGTGGAAATATTCGGTTTGGTTATTCCCCGGAACTGTCCACACTCTTGTGTATTGATATGTTCCAGTATAAGGAGCGACAGAATTATATCTAAACCCAACAGTAAACCCCCAACCAGAAATACCATAGAGATGATAATCGACTTCAAAAACCCAGATTTCATCTGAAGGCTTTGTAAATGCAGTACTGGTAAAAACTCCAGCAGTAGTTCCAATCGCAGGAGTAGTAGATGCCATAGATTGCTCAACAATCTCAGTCAAAACATACCCGACAGTTCCGTTGACTTGAAATGCACCAGTAAAATTAGCAGTCCCTTTGACAGTAAGATTTCCATTGATTGTGGAATTGCCATTTGTTCTTGAGTTTCCTCCTACATCTTGATTGCCGATCAAGTACTCATCAGAAGTGATTACGGAGTTGCCGGTTGTGACTACGCTTGCGGTTTTGGTGTAATCACAACTTCCAGAGTTGGGAGTGGCTGCTTCAGGAAGCACATACTCAAATGTGTCCGTTGTGACAGAAACGACCCTGTATTCACCAGAATATGCAGCAATTGACGCAGTTATGGTCAGAACTTGGTTCTGGAGAACATTATGCGCCGTAGAATTTACGGTGACATTAATGCCATTGACTGAGGTAAATGTCTTTCCAGTAACTGCAACTCCGGCATTTGGAGACAGGCCAAGGTCTTTGTTCGCACCTGGCGCTACATTGTCGGAAACGAAATTTGTTGCCGTGATGCTTGTGAATGTCGCAGTAAGATTGCTGTTAAGCACATCTCCTACTGTGGTCTTCTTAAGAACGCCTCCGTCATTGATTAGGACTTGGTCTGTGCTTGCGACATCATTTGCCGACATAGACGACTGATCGGCGATGAGGCCGGGGAGCGCCACGGCTCCGTTGATGTGATTATTGAGATTGGCGGCAGTAACCTGGTCGCCGGTCACATAATTGATGGGGGATTGGAATTGAGCCATTATTGTGTTGTTTGAGTGTTATGACCAGGAATCACGGCCTCAACTGTGACTGAACGGACAGCAGGACGCTTGCTGGTTGTTAGAAATTTGACCTGTGCGTAGTACGCAGTCTTACGAGTCGGGATGCGGAGAAGATAGTCTTCGTCTCCGTTAGCCGTTTTTGTGATTAGGTTTGTAGTCACATCAGGGTTCGATGTGATGAACTGAAGGTTGATAGCGCCAGCGGATGGGACATAGACATCGGACTGGATCGACGAGAAACGCTTCTCCCTGTTTGTGTCGAATGAGTAAGCCCTCGTAACAAGTTCACCCTGGATGTCAATAGGGTCGAAAGATGTAGTTCCCGTGATCGGGAAAGATGGTAGATAGAACGGGAGTGTAGGCAGTCCTGCGACTGTCCCGTACTCGTCATAATCCAGTTCCTCCATCAAGTACACGCCCAAGTCCTTGTCCACGGCGAACAGGCGGCGGCGGCTCCCCTTCTTGGCTACGGCGAAGTTCAGGATGTCAACCCCGGCAGGATACGAGTCCACGGACTCCCAAGCCTTGTTGATGAAGTTGTAGACGAGGATGGCGTTGTTTGTCGTGGACGAGTCTAGTGGTACGGCAAGGTAATACCTGTTCTCCCAGTACACGGCTACAGCCTTGCTGACATAGTTGTAATTGATACGATCAATCACATCTGAAATCGGCGCAGAAAGCGGCTCTGACAGGGTAAGCAGACGCATCCCTTCAGGCGTATTGCCCTGACCAGCGGAAGCCCCTGCCGGGTTCAGGAAATACACGCCGTTGTCAGACAGGAACAGAATGCCTCCCCCGGCCTGGACAACAGAGTCCTTGGCTATGCAGCCGATGTCCGTGGCTAGGGATTTGACATAGGAGTCGTTCATTTGGGCTGGATCGCCTGATGCAACAGCCCCTGCTCCTACGGAGGCGTAAAACACGCTGTTACGCATAAACACCACGAACTCATTGAGAGTCCAGGGTGAGAGGGCTACGAGCCTGTCATTGCCCCCGTCATTGATGCTGAACATATCCAGGGACGACCAGTTGTTGTCCTCAAGGTAATGGCTGACCTGGAAGGTATTGCTGTCGTTCTGAACGATGTGCCTATTCCCGTAGTAGATGGCGTGACGGCTGTTGGGGTAGTTATGATGCGAACTTACTGCCGGTACGACAATGTTTCCAGCACCATACGATCCGTTCCAGCGCAGTACAGTCTTGCTGAACCCACGGAGGATGTATACATAACCCGAAGCCTGAGCCTGATAGACATCGACCTCATCAGAAGATGTAATGTTCTCCCCAACAGGGAACATCACCTTGACGGACAAGGCATCCGTGTCCGGGGTATAAGTGTAAAGGCCGTCAGATGCGACCAGTACAATCATCTCAACCCCCGCAGCCGTGGTGTACGAACAGGAGCCGTAGATCGTTACGCCGCCGATTACTGTGAGCCGTTCAGCGCCCTTACGAAGGTTTGCCACCCCCCTGTCGAACCTGAAATTGACAGACTTCGATACGAAGTTCTTGCCCAGGTTTACAGGGTTGTCCCGTGAGTTCAGTCCGATGAACCCCTGATCGCCATCGACTGCGTACTCACGGACGGGCATTACTTGTTGATCAGGTCAACGATGTCCTTGGCCTTGGCGACCTTGGACGAGTTGGCGTTCTTGATCCCGGCGTAGAAGCCGCCAGCGAAGCCAAGGGTGAGCGAGATGATGATAGTGATGAGCATAGATTAAAGATTAGGTGTAGTAGCCGCCGACTCCATTCCAGTAGTAATCATAATTGCCGTCATTGTAGATGAACGAGCCAGACTGATAAAGCCAAGAAGAAACAGTCGTATATCCTCCAGCACCATCGTGGAAGTATCCAGTTCCAGTCTGTTCGCTGTCAAAATAGTTTCCACTTCCAGTAGGAACTTCAACTTGTGTTCCACCTGTTCCAGTTACTGTTTCAGCACCCCAGACGAATGAAGTTGAATAATTTTGCTTTGTTACTGGGTAATTATATCCTCCTGCTCCATCCCAAGTATATCCAGTAACAAGTCCGTTCAGATAGTTATTTCCGCTTCCTGTTGGGATCTCTGTTTGTGACGAAACATCCAATCCAGTCAGCAACGAGTCGCTTCCATTCGCATACTGCGGTGCTTTAATGACAGGATAATTGTATCCTCCTGCACCATTCCAAGTGTATCCAACTACTTCTGCGTTCCAATAAAAGTTTCCGCTTCCAGTAGGAACTTCAACCATTGTGTTGGCATCAAGAACATCAATATTATCAATTGCACCATTGGGATAATACGCACCATCGTTAACACTTGTGTAGTTGACTCCATCCCCGACCCAAGTGTAATTATTGACGCTTCCGTTGTCATAATAATTCCCACTCGCAGAAGGCACTTCAGTCTGTCCGTTAGAGTCAGGGGCGATGAAAGTTCCATTGGGCTTATGCTCATCAAAGACATCAGCCCCATATTGCCACGACCCGGCACCATCGTGTTCGTATGTGGGATTACCCCAAGAAGGGGAATAGTAATTCCCACTTCCAGTAGGAACTTCTACACTACCATAGTCATTTTGTTGATTATAGTCCGTACCATAATACAATCCAGCGACCTTGTACGCTATGTCTCTTACTGAAGTCCAATCAATCCAAATCGTGCTTCCGTCAGTAAGCCTATCTACTGTGCAAGTTTGATTAGGAATATTGTTTGCGTCAAAGGTATTTACAAAATAAGTTCCTCCTTGGGCAATTGGATATTCCTCATAGTACAGGGTGTCGTAGTATGTCCCAGCAGGGGGAAACGCCGCACCGGGAGGCTTGAAAATGCTGAAAGCACCGGGCGGCCTTGAACCGACCCCGATGCTCTTGTCTCCAGCGAACTGGATCCTGATCGCCATCAGGCGACTGCGTAGGCGATGTGGACGGGCGTGGAAGCCGTGTCAGACTTCAGACGGACTTCCCCGTTGTAGCCCTCGATGCTGAAGGTAGCGCCAGCGGCCAAGTTGAAGCCTTCGGAGCCGGTGTCATTAAGGATGACCTCGACCACGGCGCTTGCGTGTTGGTTCTGGATCAGCAGATGGATGCGGCGACCAGGCTGGGTAAGTGCCGCAAGAGCCTGGGCTGCGGAAGTACCCACAGTCACATCACTATGCGTGAAACTGCGGGTGAAGAAGTTATTGATGGGATACGACATAAATTAGTAGGTACGGCTCATATTGACACGCTGGATCTGCTGCTGCTGTCGAAGGACAATGTCAACTGTGTCGGCCATAATCCGTTCCGCTTCGGCTTCAGCGACCTGAGCGGCCTCGACCTGAAGTTCAGAGCGAAGCCAATCAGCGTAAGCACCCCTGGCAGCATAAGCAGCAAACAGGTAAGGGAGTGTCACGATCTGCCACTTGGCGGCGTGAGTGGAAGGGGACTGTCCGGCCGTGGTATAATCCAGGCAGGTGTAGAAGTTGCCGTAGTGAGGCTTGCCAGACTGGGGCGTATAGACGCCAAGGTTTGAACCGCTGTCAAAATAGACCTGCGCACCAGGTGAATAAGCCACAGTAGCGTCATACAGATCACCGACAAGTTCTGGACGCTTGGTACGATACTCAGCCCAGACTGTGCCTGGGTCGGACACGAAGTTCAGAACCTGGGTGGTTCCGTTGTCGTAGAGCCTGAATGTGATCTGGGAAGCCCTGCTTGTTACGAGCGGGTTGCTGTCATAACAGGCAAGAATCTCTCCTGCGTCAGCAGGGATAGCAGCAGTTACACGGCCAGCGCCGTCATCCGTAACGACCAACTGGGCTACCCTTGTGGTGTCAGGCCACTCCTGAGACTCCCAGATCATCCGAATACGCTCGGAGATGAAGTCACGGAACTGAGCGAATGTCTCAGATGAGATGTGATGCCTGTCCTGCCCAGACAGTTGCAGGGCATTGAAAAGGATTGGGGAAAAGTGAGTAGTCCTCATTTTACGAGGTAGCCGTCTGCCGTGAGGACTGCTCCGTTCACGACAGTACGCTTGATGCGGTTATTCACCGCCACTTCCGGGTTGTCACGAATGTATTCACGGACGAATTCCTCGTCATTCCAACAATCGTAACCTAGTCTCTGCCCCCAGTAGTGAATGGCAGAAAGAGGGATGCGAGCCACCATCTCGCCGACTCCCTCGATGCTCTTGGCGGGGTTGCTGTGATTGAACGCAGCAAACTGTTTCGCCTGGTGGTAAGAGGCCGCTTCCTGCATCCTCCAGCCGTTGAGGAGTTCCCTCTCCACCTCCTTGCGGAGATGGGAGGGAATCACATCAGCAAACGACTGGATGATGTCCGACATTACCTCGATTAGGAGGCGAAGTCGAACTTGCCGAAGGCCAGCGGGTTGTAGATGCAGAGACCAGCAACGGCCTCGATCAGACGGGCAGGCCCGCCGCCGTTGTCCGTGAGTTCGGACACCTGAGCGACATTGCCGCCGTAGCGCACCTCGACCATATCGAAGGGAATGATATAGCCGGAGAAGTTATTCTTGAGGAACAGGCTGGGGTGCAGACGGATCTGACCGAAGTCGCCCTGGAACACATCCACCGAGGACAGGTAGACGGACTCGTCAGCCTCACGATTGAGGGTGCGGACAGCCGAGAGGGTGTCAGAACCGCCAGTCGAGGGGGTGGTGAACACAAGGTTCGTGAACGCCCGCTTGAGGGTCGGGCCAACGATGGCATCGTAGTTCTTGTACTGGCCTGTCTGGTTGTAGATACCAGTCAGGACATCCTGAACGACAGTCTCGGTCAGGGCGGCGGTTCCGACAGTCGAGATCTGGGCGGCAGCAGGGCAGAAGGCCGAAGCGGCGGCGGGGAGGTCAACTGTGTCGATGGAGGCGGCCTGAACGATCCACTTGTCGAGACCACGGGTGCGGTAGCCGACTGTGCCGTTGTCCACCTGGGCGGCCTGGTTGCTGCACATAGCAACTTCCATATCACGCTTGATCATCGTGATCGCCTTGGAGACATTGTTGGCGAGTTCGTCACGGACTCCGGCGATGTTGGCGACATCCTGGGTCAGTTTGGACACCCGGACGGCCTTGCGGAAGATCTGGATGCGGTTCGACAGTTCGACACGATACTGGGTGCCGCCATCGTTGACGAAGTTGGAGACGCCCGTGGCGAGATCCACATCGGTGCCGTCAACCACAGGGGTCGGGGCGGCAGCGGCGGGAAGGCGGTCAGCCTGCCAGCGGAACAGGGTGTTTCCGGGCTGGGCGCCCTTCTTCGCCATAGAGGTGAAGGGGGTGTCCTTGGCATCGACAATGGCGATGAGGTTGGCAAGGTCTTCACGCTTGCCAGCGTTGACGATATTCTTTTCGAGTAGGGAGGCCATAGTAGTATGGAATTAGATGAAGCCTTTGGATAGCAGAACCTTGGCTAGATCTTCAGCATTAGTCGATTTGACGAATCGACCCTCAGCGACCTTGGCCCCGGCTGTCTTGGGGCTAGTCTTCGCTGGGGCAGCGGTAGGACGGACGGACTGGATGGGAGCCTTCTTCGCTGGCTGCTTCTGTGAAGCCGCCGTTTCCCGTGCCATATAACCCCTGATGTAATCGCCCACGAAGAGCATATAATCAGGATAGTTCTTGAACTGCGGGAAGTTGCGAATGATCTGCTGCGCCAACTGGTACTCTTTGGATTGCGGGGTCTTCCACCAAGGATATTCAGATTCTGCGATGGGCTTGACCGCTTCGTAGGCGTTGATCTTAGCCATCTGCTGCGGCAGATGAACCTCGATTGCCTTCGTTGCGTTGACCAGCATCCTGCTGACATCTTCGGGGCCGTACTCCGTTTCTCCGATGAAGAACCCGTTAGGATTCTCCATACACTTGTACTTCAGCCACCGGGCCTGCTCGACTTCCTTCTCCACATCGGCCTTCGTGTTAAGTCCTGAGAACGGATTTGATGCGTCTTTGACGCTGGTTTCGCTCTCCTGACCCGAAGCCTTGGATTCAGAAATCTGCTGCTTCAGAACATCCAACTCGCTGCGGAGATTCTGGATCTCCTCCTCGGCCTGCTTGCGCTTGGCCGTCAGTTTGTCGATACGCTTCTGAACGCCCTTTGGGAGGTTGTCTTCCTCCTCGTTGTCTTCCGCTGACTGTGAAGGAACTTCGCTCTCGCCATCCTCGGCCTGGGGGACTTCGCTTTCGGCTTGGGCATCCTGCGCTGGAGCCTCGTCACCTGCGTCATCCTTGACCTCCGTTTGGTCTTCGCCCTCGGAATCGGCCTGGGGCTGTGCCGCCTGATCATCGTCCTTGAACAGGGTGTTGCGGAGGATATCCGCTAGGGTTTCTTGATTAAGCCCGGACTGGGGCTTGTTCGACTGTACCTCGGAGTTGTTTTCAGCCGTTCCGATATCGGCATTGGTGTTTTCTGACATATCAGGGAATAACGCTCCCAGGGGCGTAGGGGGAATAATGCGCCATTCCAAGCCCCGTCAACGGGTGCAAGGTGGCTTTGTAAGTTTTGGCAACCTTTTGGTAAGGTCAGGATCTATACTTGCCGTTCCTGGCCTCTTGCTGAAGGCTCAAAAGCATATCTCTGAAGTCCTTGAGCGATTCAGCCCGTCCACAGGCGTGGATGCGCTTTTCGCCTTCGGTAGAGTACGCAATAGCCCTGTCTACCTCAGCATCAATGCTGGCGCCGAGGAAAGCCTGCACCGACTCCCAGACCTCGTTGGTCTCGAAAGTCAGAACCCGCTTATGATCCTCAAGACTTTTCGCCATTATGATGACGGCAGCGGCAATTGCGCTTGCACATCCTCTTGTCCTTGTGGACTTTAGACGACATCAGGCCGCCTTTCTTGCGGTACTTCGTATCCTTGTAGGTTTTTCCCATATTAGAATTGAGGCTGCTCCGGCTGCTGCGCCATCTTATCAGACACGGGGGTCACCCCGATTCGCCCGATGGTCTTGTTCTGCTGCTGCTGAACGCTCATCTGTAGGTTCTGGATGTAGTTCTGGAAGAGAGCCTGGAACTGAGGATCACCTTGGGCGGCCTGCTGAACCTTGGGGTTCTTCTGCATAATGTCCTGAACGAACTGGAGTTTGGACTGCGCAGCAGGGTCATTCTCGACATACTGCGGTTCCATACCAGCCATCATCTTGGCGATGTCTGTCTGGACATCGGAGTACATACGCTGGCTAGCGGAAGCCTGATCAAGCACGATGTCCTTGGCGGCCTCAGGGCTGATGGCCTCAACGAACCTGGCCGTCAACTTGTTTCTGTCAATTACGCCGCCAGCGTCCATCGGAACGACAAACGATGAGATGGCCTTTAGTTTCTCAAGGACATAATCCGTGTCAAGTTCCCTGACATTGTACGACACATTGAAGTCATATGTCGCGGACAGTTCCTGGGGGTTGAACACGATGGGCATACCGACGATGCGCTCGATTTCAACTCCGTCCATATACTGAAGAGCGAGCGAGACGACTTGCTTGTAGATCTTGCTCCAGGCAGAAAGCCAGTTGTTGACGATGAACTGCTGAGTGGTCTGTGTCTTGACTGGAGGCACATTCGGATGGTAAAGGCCGAAGTATGCGGCGTTGCGCATCTCGACCCTGTCGATGAGGTTGAACGCAAGGGCGGGGTTGCCTGACGGAGGAGACAGGAATGTGTAGTCGTCAGGAGTGGTAACGGGCAGCAGGCCTCCCGGCTGGATCGTGTTCTGAGTCCCAAGACGCTTCTTGACCTTGATAGGAGGCAGGGTCTCAAAGGCCGTGCGGTCACGGATTGAGTCGTGCTGCGCTTTCACTTCCAACTGGTCTGTGTAGGCCAGTTCAGGAACTCCACGGCATTCAACGATAGAACGGCGAAGGCGCTCGCGGCGGTACTCGACAAACGGGTACATCCCGTGCGCATAGTCAAGAAGTTCGTGCTTGGCGTACACATCTTCCTGGGTATTCGGGCAGAATACTGTGTAGTAGATGGACGGGATGCCGTCAGGGCCGATCTGCCTTGTGTAGGCGTAGACGATTTCAATCAGGTGGTCGGCGCGTTCAAGGGTGTTACCGATGTTGGTGGTGGACGGGACGAGGTTGGGATCCGCATACCAAGCGGACTTGCCAGCCGTCTCAACGGCCTGATTCACGAACTCTTCGTCCCAGTCGTCAGTCTCGATGAGTTCCCTCAGTTCAACTTCATTGAGGAATGTGCGCCTGAATATGACCCTTGCATCCTGAAGGTCTAGCGTTTCAGGCGGGAAACAGATTTCATCAAAAGGCTTCAATGCCGCAATTGCGGGAGCATTTGATACGGCGTACTGCTGTTGATAGGTTGTGGCGCCAGTAGAGATCAGGTCATTTCCGATTCGCTCGGCCTCCTTCTTTGAGCATCCGATGGCGTTCATAAGTGCGCTCACGGAATAGTCGCTGATTCCAAGCGACTTGAGGCTGCTTACGGCCTCTCCTGCTATGATGTCTCCAGCCTGCGCACGGGATTCAAGTTCTGCGAAAGTAAGGGCAACTGTTCGCATACCGAGTCTGCGCTCCCAGCCGATGTGAGCGACAGACCATCCGAACTGCTGGGTGTACTGGGCAAGCAGTTCCGCTTCCGTTAGAAGGTCATTGCGAAGACGATTGTTCACCACCCAGTCTGCCAGGGTCTGGATGCTGGCTGCTGTGCTTGCGTCTCCGACTTCCGTGCCGCTGACACGCAGCCTAGCGAGTTGCCAGGATGAGACAAGCAGGACTACCAGTTCATTGATCGTCTGGTCAACCAGGCGGCATCGCACATCGGACGCTCCTTCAAACGGGAAAGCCTGCTCTCCCTCGCTCAGATTCGCGCTGTGCTTCTTGCCGTCATCAGTCTGTCCTTCCCAGCGGGCAAGACGGATGTCGTCATTGCTGTTAAGACGGGCTACATTGCCGCCGTTGTAAAGAGAACGCTCCAGTTCTGTCTGGAGTTCTCCGATGTCCGGGGTTGAAGAATAGAAAGCGAGTTTATCCCGCCTGTTGTTCTGGTCTGGCATTTTGGAAACTTTGGGTGGAGTTTGATTCGATATATTGCAAAAGGGATGACTTATGGAAGCGGTGTTGGCCTCCAATAGTGGTGTAACACCGCACTTGACCTGTTTTGCGGAGTTTGTCCAACTCACGGACATCTATGCCCGTCAATTGTTCGGCCATAGACCTGGACAGCAACATAGGGTAGTCTTCAGGGCGTTTCATCAGTAAGAGCCGCCCCCTCGGCACTTGTAATGATCCTCGTCATATTCCTCAGGCTGTACTACCATAAGATACCTCAGGCAGTCCACCGGGTCTTTCGATGCTCCTTTCTCACCATCAGCCCCAGTCCATTCACGCAGGGAATAGATGAGATTCTGGCAGTTCTTGGATACATAGAGTTTTGGCTCATTGATCGGTGACAGGGGCTGACTTGGATCGTGAGCCAGGGCGTCATTAATTAGTGCCACTCCTTCCTCGATGCGCAAACCAGGGGCGGGGGTGAAAAACATCGGGTCTGGGTCTGAATCAAGCAATTCAATCAGGGATGTGCCTTCCTCCTTGCCAGCAGCCTGCGTTGCACCGGCACGGGGGTCGATATACCGCTCTTCGACCTTTTCCTCGCCCTCAAGGTCACGGATGATCTCCTTGTACTCATTTATGCCCCTACCGCCGCCAGCCCGCTGTGCGGGGCCAGCCTTTCCGTCCATTTTTGAGTCAGGGAGCGCCCATTCCCCGTAAGTTGCGTCAGGCCACTCTCGATAGACATACCAACGAGTCCTTTCACCTTGTCCTACCGCCCTGAGCCACAACATAAACCAGTTTCTGGCTCCAGCGGGGTCAACGACCATATAATTGGTGCCTTCTTCTGGGATTTTGTCGTGATCTATCTCGTTTAGGTCGCCAAAACGAGGGAATTGCGCCCCTGCGAGGCTTTCTGCCCATCCATAAGCACGGATCTTCTTCTCGTAGGTCGTTTTGCCCTCCAAAGTCTTACAAAGTTCGTCAAACGGGTTGTAAGGGTTGAATTGGGAGTGAAACCAGATGACTCCTGCGTCTTTTCCACGGGATTTAGCCCTGTAAGGCATATGGCCGTTAGGGCAGCCAGGGGCGTGTTGCGTATTCTGGTCTAGAACTGTCGCCTTCTTGGTCTCAAGCACCTTTGCCCCTGAAATGTACTCCTTGACGACATTGGTATAGCCGGAAATAGGCGTAAAAGTGACTATAAGCCTACCACGGCGGGTCACAATTCGGTACCTCAGGGTCTCAATCCAGTCCAAAGGCACCAATTCATCGCACCAGATGATGTCGCATTCGCCACCCTCAATCACACGCTTTTCCTGCGCATAATTCAGGAAATGGCATTGGCTGCCATTAGGGAAAATGAATGTCCCGTCCGAGAAACCGTTCTTCTGGGTGTACTGAATGTTGGTAACCCTACCCTTCTTAAGGGATTTGAACTCCGGCGGCAGGTACTTCCAGATGACATTCTGTTGCATCTCGATGCACGACTTGGATGTCGTATGCAGACACCAGACCCTCGCATTGGGGATATTGACCATCGTGGACACCACCCGCTTGGCCGCCCACTCCGTCTTGCCCGCTCGGTTGCCCCCCAGGACGCATATCTCCTGGTGATGCTTAAGAATCTCGTCCGCTTCCTTCCAATGGAACGGCTCGTATCCGTGCCTGTAGGGATCAGTCTTCTCGGCAACGATCTTCTCTTCTCGGATCCGAAGGATCCGAGCGACTTCGTCCGCACCGACCTTTTCGGTCAGCAGGCGCAGTTCCTCAGGTGTCGGAACCTTGAGGACTGGATGCTGGGTGAGTTTCAACGCTTCTTGCGGGACGCCTTCCGCTTGACGGAGTAGGCGATGGCAAGTGCCTGCTTCCGGGGCTTGCCGGAGCGCATTTCGGCCTTGAGGTTGTACTCAAACGCCTTCTTGGATGACGACTTTTTCAGGGGCATAATGATGTCGATCTTCTCTGGGAAGCCGAACAGGCCGACCAGCAGTTGCTTGATTTTCTCGATGATTTTCTCCATAAAATCACCAAGCCTTGCAAGACCAGTACCTGGCCTTGGTCTTCGGGCCTGGATTGGCGCACTTGTGTCTGGCACGGAACGACTTACGACGAGCCGGGTTGTTCTTCTTGATGGTCATATTCGGGTCGCCGAAACGGACGATCCTTGTCTTGCCGTTGGCGCCCTTGACATACACCGCCGACTTCTTCGGCCCGCCTGGGGTACGGAACGGCTTGTTCAGAGATACTTTTCTGCCCTTATAGGTAGCCATTAGCAATTCTAATGCAGGTTATAAGTTATTTGTCAAGTATGGGGCCACAGGTCGGACTTGAACCGACAACCCCCCGTTTACAAAACGGGCGCACCACCATTGTGCTACTGTGGCTCAAGGTTCGTATATGTCGGCATCGGCTGGGCCTTCCTTGAAAGCCTCAAAAGCGGCCTTGATCCCAGACCACATAACGGGATGGAAGTGATCCTTCACCTCCCCCTGGCCGAAGGTCACGATCTTATACCGCTCCCCCTTGACCTTGGCAACGATGATGCCCTCCGAAAAGTATTTGCTGAAGGACTTGACCGCAAAGACCAGCGAAGCCTCGGCCTGCTCGTCATTCGGACACCGCTTCATCCCTGCGATGAACTCATTCACCCCAGTCTTCCCACCCTTGCCACCCTTCTTCTTGCGAGGAGCCATCACCACTTCCCTCCAAACCGGGGATGCTTAGCCGCAACCCACCGCTGCCCGTCAGACCTCAACGGCACCTTCATCCCAACCACGAAATTCTTACTGTCCCGCACAAGCACCATAACCTCCTCCCCCTTGCCCCCCATCTCAACAACGCACCGAATCAGCCTGGGATTCCTGAACTTCGACTTCACCACCCCGAACACCTCCCTCGGCGGCTCCACCTCGCTCAACTCCTGCTCCAAATCAGGATTATCAATCCCAGCCACCTTGCACAGACTGTCCAATCCAGCCTGCGTCCACACTATCGGCCAATAACGCTTGTCCACATTCCTAGGCTTACGATACCAATGCAAACCCTCCTGCAACACCTTCCGCTGCGCACGAAGATCGTTCTTCGTCAGCCCAGAAACCCTCATCACATCAGCCTCGAAATACTCATTCATTCCTAACCATTCATACAAAGGTACGACTTCGTCAACCACTTCCCCCAAGGCTTATCGTTCCGCTCATTCACATTCGCTCCACAATAACCCTTTCCCCCTCTGGGGGACTAAAGGGGGGAATGGGGGATTACTAAGG